GCCGCCTTCGCGGGGGTTCTCGTCCTCCAGTTCGCGGCAGTCGTTGGGGCTCAAAATCCCCCACTGAATGCCTTTGCCGTATGACTCGTAGCGCCCTTTCAGGTCGCCGCGCATCAGGGCACCGGCGTTGAACTTAGCGTAATGAGTCAGGCGGTCTTTTTCGCTGAGCAGGCCGACTTGGATGCGGTGCTCGATGCGGGTCATGATCGGAACCAGTGAGTAGTTCACGAAGCTCATACCCATGTGCTCTATGTTGTTGAGCGTCATTTTCTCCATGCTGGCCACCAGGTGCGGCGGTACACGAAACAAACCGCAGATCTGCGCCTCGGTTAGTTTTTTGGATTCAATGAACTGGGTGTCTTGGGCGTTGAGGCTGATGGGTTTCCAGTCGAGACCCATTTCCAGAATCATCGGCTTGTACGCATTGGCAACGCCCATGTGCTCGCCCTGGAACTCTGTCTTCAAACGCCCGAACGCTTCGTCAGTGAGCTGCTGCTCAGTACGCAGAACACCGCTGGTTACAGCGCCATTGGTGAAGAGCTTCGCGGCGTGTGCGTCCATCGCCTGACCAAGACCAAGCGCTTGCCGGGCATAGGCAATTGGATTTAGTCCGTTCAGCCCGTCCAGGGTAAAAAGCCGGACATGCCAAATTTCATCCTGCGTAAGCGTCTTTTCTCCCGACTTGAAGTTGACCTTGTACTCAACCGTCCAGTCATCCTTGAGTTTCGGGGTAACGATGTCGGGATTAAGCGGCAAAATCTCAACCACATTTCCCAGCGCCATCACCTTGTAAGCGTAGAAATTGCCGCGTAGGCACAAGCATGCCACCAGCATTTCCCAGAACTCTTGGGCGGTCATGTAGCTGTTGGGGGCCATGGTGATCAGCGGGTACAAACGGTGAGCCGTGGCTGGCAATCGAACGCGTCCGGTTTGCTTCAATAGGCGACAGGGCAACATCCCCATCGACTCTGCCAAGACACGCACGCAGTTGAAAACCACCAATTGCTGCATCGCGCTGGTCGTGGTTACCCGCTGACCCGCTGCGCTTTCATAACCCGCACCAAGTGCCTGGGCGAGCTTTTCAGGCGTATCTACGACCTGTACGCCGCTCTTTCTTCCAAGGAGTGCCCGAAGCATTAGCCACCCCCCCGCACAATCGAAACAATGGATAAGACGATCAGGAGAGAGCCGCAGACCGTCAGAGCCAGTGGCTCACCCATCCACGCCCAAAGGCCACGGGTGAGCAGCCCAAGACCCAAGATGCCGACGAGATCAGGCAGCGAGCCTTTCAGCGCTTCCAGCTTTGGCGTCACAGTTTCATCGCTCATAAGGTTCGAATTCCGTATTTGGAGATGTGGTCGGAAAGGCTCTCGGCCACCTTCTCCGTAGCGTTGGCAGCCCCAACGGCCATAGCCAAAGCAACAGCGCCGTCGATGCGGCCTGTCTTTTTGCGTTTAGAAAAGATTCTGTTTTCTTGGGCGTCTGCCTCCATGACTGCCGAGGCAACGTTCCAGGTAAGACAGGGGTTTTCCAGAACCTGAATTTGGCCGGTGAGAATCAAGTCCTCAACCAAGTCGATGGAGTGGGTCATCCAGAGATTGGAGTCGCGGGCCGGGCGGAAACCTTGACCGTGGGGTACAAGGTTCAACTCAATGCCCTGGGCCTCAAGCTCAACTTCCAAATAGGTCATGTGGTACGGGTCAAAGGCCAGCGACTTTATGTCGTATTTCGCGGCAAGTTCGCCCAAGCGCTTGGCTACAAATGCGTAGTTGATCGCCTTGCCAGGTGGCGCATGGATGTGCCCATCCTCAAGCCAGATGTCATAGGGCACACCATCAATCGCAGCACGATCAAGAAGCGTGTCTTTGGGCGTCCAAAACTCAGCAATGGACTTACCAAGCTCGGGAAAGTAAAGGTTCAGTGCTGTCAGGTCTCGCTTGCCCGACAGGTCGAGCCCGCCATAACAGGACTGCCCTGCCAGTTTCTCGGGGTCAAACTTCGCGCAGCACGACAGCCATATATCGATATCAACCCAAGGGTTTGCCGCATCCACCCACTGGCAGAAGTTCAGCCGGCGAACCGTGCTCGCCTTGGCTGGCATGCCCTTCGCGTCGGTGACTTGCTCGCGCAGGTACTTAGCCTGGAAGGTGTGACCCAGTGACGGGTTGGCCTTGCCCCAGCACTTCTCATCCTTGAATGGATCATCCCCTTTGTCCAAAGAGCAGATGAACGCAAAGAACCCATCGTTGAAGTGACGGTGCCGCTTGGTCACGCCTTTGGCGCCCGCCTCGCAGACGTTCACGCCGAGCTGGTGATAGCTGTAGCAAACAGAGTTTCGATCGTGCCCACTGTTGGTGATCATCAGGATCAGCGCTTGGCGACGACCCTTGGTGCCCGCCCGCATAAACTCGACAGTCTTGTTGTTCTTGTGCTCGTGAACTTCGTCGATCAGGGCGCAGTGTGGACGCGGGCCAGACTGGCCATCGTCGGAACTGATCGGGCGAAAGAATGAGCCGGTCGCCAGGTAGGCTAGGTTCCAGACTTTCTCGTCGCGCCCGGACTTCTTGATCTTCTTCGTCAGCGACGGTGATTGATCGACCATTGCAACCGCGTCACGAAACAGGATCATTGCTTGATCGCGCTTCGTTGCTGCCGCGTAGACTTCTGCCCGGGGCTCACCATCCGAGGTCAGGCAGTAAAGCCCGATGCCTGCCGCAAGTGGTGATTTGCCCGAACCCTTTCCTGACTCGATGTACACCGTACGAAAGCGGCGAAAGCCATCCGCACCCATCCAGCCAAAGATCGAACCGACAATGAATGCCTGCCACGGCAGCAAGATGAAGGGCTTGCCTTCGTGCTCGCCGCCGTTGAGCTTGAGCACTGTCTTGAAATACCGGATCGCACGATTTGCTTTTTCAAGATCCCAAGTCAGACCGCGCTTAGGCCCGCCCTCCAAGTCGCGCAGATGGCGAGCGCATGCGTTTCGAATATCTGGGCCTGCCAGCACCTTGCCGGAATAAACCTCTTGAGCCCAGGCCGTTACTGGGTCGACCGCAGAGGAAACCTTCTTGACCTCAATTGAAGAACTCGTCTTCCGGGTCTTTGTTTGGAGGTTCGCCAATGGCCTGGACCTTGGATCGGGCGGCGGGTGTCATGCCGAAATGGGTAAGGTAAGAGAGCAACCGGCGGTCGGCTTCAGCCGCCATCGCCACTGCCGGGTGCGCTTTTATCAGCCCGGCATCGGTTGAATAGGTATGGCCCTCTACGGAAATAACTTTGGTCAAGCGGCGAACCTCGGCGGCGACCTCGCACAACCGCTCAAGGGTTTGAAGATCGGCTTCAGTGAGCACGCCCATGGATGTTGCGAGCGGGCAGAACACTTTCCAGACAGCCTTGCCATCTACCGTCATGCTCGCCGGTGGAGGCTGATACGACGCTACGGGTAGCTGCGGCTCGCGCTTGTTTTCGCGGGTGGCACGCAATGTGCCGGTGACCTTTTTCTGGGTCGTCGGGGCAGGTGTTCGTCCCTTCAAAAAAAGTCTCCAATTCTGGCTTTATGCGTAAAGAGGGTCGAGGGCGGTCCTACTAGACGAGAACCGCTACTATTTACCCTCCCCCTAGGGGCAGTGACGTGCCACAACTGAAATTTACAGAAATAAACAAGAATTATTCTTATTTACGACGATTCCAGTGATGATTTGGGTCGATTGGCAGGCCATTGACGTCGCATCCGACCACGACACCGGACTTCTCCTCGCGCTGCTTGGCGCTGTCGTGACAGCGCTTACAGAGGCTCTGGAGGTTGGTCGCATCGAAGAACAGCGTCACATCCCCTCGGTGAGGCTTGATGTGATCCGCAATACCCGCAGCCACTGTTAGGCCTTGCGAGGTACAGCGGCGGCACAGCGGCTCATCCTGCAGCTGTTTCCACCTGAGCCGGAACCAATCCTTCGTCTTGTAGAGGTGATGCCAAGGTGAGGCGCTCGCCATCAGTCAGACCGCCGTGGCAGCTTGAAGTCAGCAAAGCGGTCAGCCAGGTCGGCGATCTTCTTCACACCCAAGAAACCAATCCAGATCCCTGCCGGTGTGGCCAAGCTGGACGGTAGGCCGAAGTACTCCAGCACCGCGATTAAGCTGGTGGTGAGCAGCATGCAGATGGTTGCTTCGAGCATCGCCTGACGCCGAGTTCCGCCGCCGTAGATGATCCGTAGTGCCGCCATCACAAAGGACAGCGCGGCTGCATAGATCGTCGGGGAGTGCTGACTCAGCCACGCGAGCGCGATCACCCAGGTGTCTGGCTTATCAGGCATATGAGGCATCCGATGTCCTCCCGAGCAGGGAGCAGAATTGATTCGACCCCGACAACACACCCAGCTTGAAGCGATGGGTGTGGCGGGGCCGAAAACGAAAAAGCCCAGCGCGGTGGCTGGGCTTTAGGATTTGACTGTGCGCTGTCTTATGCGGGCCAGTATCACCACACGCAAGATCGACATGATTGGGTTAATTTACGGCGAGTCGGCGACTCAGTCAAGCCGCATCAATAAAGATTTCTTCAGCATCGAATATCTCAGTGGCGTGGATAACGGCCGCTTCTTCCAGTGACTCCAAACGCTTACCGATGCCAGCCCTCCAGTCTCGACGGGTGCGCTCCGGTGACGCCTCTAGATCCCAAGTGTTCATGTCATAGAATTCAGCAGGCAGCACGATCATATCCGTGGATCGCTTCCTATCCTGCACCCCGCGCAGCTTGGGAATGGCCCATGCAGTCACAGCTTTGTAGATGAATAGCTGTGGAGCCGGAGAGGAGAGGCGTGGAACAAGGCGCCCAATTGCCCCGACCTTGTTCGCCTTATGCGTCGAGTACTTCGCCACCAGCACATCCCACTGAGCCGGGGCCAGCTCACGGTGCAGCAGCGCATACAGACAGCAGTCATAGTCG